ACTTCCTTCACCTGCAACCGAGTGCCCGCGCCAATGCCGCCACTGTAGTTAACCGTGTGGACGCCAGCATCCTGTACCGTCCAGGTGTCGCCACTGAAGGATGCGGAGAAGAAATAGAGCTGCTTAGCATCCGTTGATGTCCCTGCCCAGCCACCAACACCACGAATGACACCACCAACCTTATAGGCAAGCACAACCGTTTGAGAGGTGTTGCCGTCATCACCCAAACGCACAGCGAACAGATCATACAGATGCGTGTTTGCTAACGTGCCGGTGGTACCGACGGAGAAAGATCCGCCAACCGCACAGCTTCCAGAAAACAAAGTCTTTTTCCCAGGATTAACCGTATCACACTCGAGAACACTGACCTCTTGCGAGCCAAAATAGAATCTACCTTTTGTAACTGCTTCTGAACTTGAACCAACATCGCCTGTTTGAAGAGCGAAACCAACCTGGTTCCCATATGCATAGAGGTCATAACCCCGGGATTTGTCCTTGTTGGCTGCTCTGGTGGTAACACCAACAGGCTCAAGAGTTCTGGCATCCCAGGTCTCGCTGATGCTCCATAACCCGTGTCCGGCTGCGCTCCGCAGTCTTATCACAGCTGTCTTTCCTACAGTTCCATTTTGGAAAGTATGGTCCCGGACTTCAATAACAAACAGATCAGGTTGCTCAGCCTCATCAGCGCGAACAGTAATACCGTTGGTAGAGATCCCGGTGTTAAATATCGGTGCAGTACCGTCAGAGAGATCTATCTTGATTTTTCCATCTGCCGATTCAATGGCACCTGCCTTAATCAACATGCCGTAGAGCGTGCCCGCTGTGATGAAGTCTGCCAGAATGCCACCATCAAGGCTGGCGCCCAGAACAAACGGACCGTTGTAGCCGGTCTTTGATGCCGCCCAACCCTCATAGTTAAACCGCCAGACCTTTACAGCCTGGGCAGGATTGGGATTATCTGCGATGTACAACTCATCCGGCAGACCGTCACCATTGGTATCCAGCAGCCGTGTTGATCCGCCTTTGGCACCTATAATGGCCGCCGTCAGTTGCAGGATCGCGCTCTGGACAGCAGACTGAGACGGTTTGCTCTGGATCTGCTGCCCCTGCTGGACGATGGTATCGGCAATATTGGCCTTGACGCTGCCCAGGGTGGCACTGTTGAAGATCTCCGCAAGGACATCAAAGTCCGTTGCCACTACTCGGGAGGAAGCTGAAACATCCATATCGGCAAATTCTACCGCTACGGTATCGCCCATGAGCAGCTGCTCCAGGATTGCCTTGCCCTTATATTCCTCAGTCTGCGCAAGGTCCACATGCTTGACAGTCCAGGAGACCGGCGGTGTGCCGATGTCGTTATCGGCGATGTACTTTGCCGCGCGGTCACGGAGCTGGGCTTCAGAGGGGGCTTCCTGCCACTCGGTGGATAGATCCAGAGGCATGATCCGCACATGATCGAAAGTGCCTGGAACATTCACGATCTTCTCCGTCAGCTGCACCAGGTTCCCCTCGGTATCCTGCCAATAGGGGTACACTCCGGTGTAGGTGTTGGAGATATTTTCGTCCTGTTCCAGGGAAGTCAGGTTCTTGCCGTAGCGGATAGATACACCACGATCTGCACCGCGGCGATTCCAGAGCTTAACGGTGAAGCGGTCAAATTCGTACTCGCCGCCGAAAACATCCAGCACAGAGCCGGCAGAGCCGCCCAGAAGCCTCCACACAGCAGATGGGACTGCTACGGTCATGGTCGCGCCAGTGGTTTTGTCAGTCCAGAAAGTAAAGGGGCAGTCATTCACGGCATTCGCATTCAGAGATTGCAGTGCAGCCGGCGCACCGGACGCACAGAAGGGTGATACAACGATTCCCTTCAGGTCATAGGCTATGTGCCTGGCATAGACGGTAATCGTGCCTTGACTGGAGGGGCCCCGGCGATAGATTCGGAACGGCTGGGGATCTGATACAGGGTCCGGCTTGGCAAGGATGATCGCCCGGCGGACGAGGTCCTTATAATGGACGCCTGTAATGGGATAGCGGAGCGTCAGCTCATACTGGCCGTTCAGCTCCGCCACAACCCGGCATTCGACGGCATCGGTCAGCACACCAATGCCGTTGGTGTCAAATGCTGTTTCGTTGGGGCCATAAAGAATAGGTTTCATAGTGTCCACCACCTCGGAATGATTTCTACATTGGTAATGCCGCCGGTGAAGGCGACAGGATTTGCGCCGGGTCCCAGTGTCGGGAACTCCGGCGCATATATATTCGCGTTCTGGTTGACCGGCGCACCCTCGCCGGGCTGAGAGTAAGCCTGCATCAGCTCACAATCCAGGATGATGGGATCCGTGATAGATTTGATCTCCACCGTTTTGGAGCCCACCGTGACCGAGCCGGCGGCGGTGCCGCGGACGGTGATGATGGGGCAGGATTTGAACGAAGTTGGATTGTGGAGCGTTCCAGCGGCTGAGAACATCACGGGATTATCTCCAACAGTCAGATAAGACTGCGGCGCGCAGTCGAAATTGACCGTACACCGCCCGTACTTGTTCAGGATGTTGTCGATGTCCATAGGGCCTTTGAACACGGCCATGCGGTAATGGCCGGGGTCGTACATATCCACCAGCTTCTGATACCCTGCGGTGCCCATGAGCCACGCCTTGACAGCGTGGGCCTGCTCCGGCATCGGCAGATCGCCATGAAAATAGATGTCATAGGACTGGGTATAGTTCTCCCAGGCGTCTTCCATAACATGCAGGTCTCCGTTACGCCCCGCCACCGAAAAGGTTTTCATCTTACGGGCCGGGATAGCTTGGCGGGGATATCGCTCTACATGGATGGAGTAGTCCCAGGTCGACTTGACGCCAAAAGTAAAACCGTCATGCATCAGAATACCTCCTCCCTGGCTTCCACTTTGGTCTGTATGATGTCCATGATCCGTTCTGCAAGGTCATTGGCAGACTCACCGGGCTGCTGATAGATCTGGAAGACCTGACCGCCATAGTTATGGGCTACGCTGCGGGAATAGGAAGCAGGCGTCTGGACCACACTGGGATAAGCCTCCACGCGGTCAAGCTGTTTCGCAAGGAAAGCGTCCTGACCGGCCAGAGCAACATCTCCCATGACCTTCTTGAAGTCAGCGATTCTGTTCTTCGCACCAACGATCGCACCGTCCACGGTATACTCACCGCTCTGTTCAAACTTTCGTGACGGGGAACGGATCCAAAGGGTATTATTGTAAGCGTGAAGCGCTTCATTTGCAATTCCCACAGCTGCATTACGAACAGCTGGCCGCTTACTACTGAGGCCGCTAATGATGCCGTCCGCCGTATTAGCGCCTGACTTCTTAGCATCTTCCTCCAGCTTAGCCATTTCGTTGTTGAAATCCGTTCGCATTCCGGCCCATGTGCCGGCAAGGGTTTCTTTGCTTTCGGACACACCACGAAATGCAGCATTGATTTCATCGACGCTGGTCGCAGTGCCATTTACCAAGGCATCCAGAATCTGCATAGACTCCTGAGAACCATCGGACAGCTGCTCAACCAGAGTCTGATCCAGGCCCATATCCACAGCCTTCTGCAAGTTCGCATTGTAGTTAGTAAAGGCCTCCTGCTGCTTGCGCCAGTTTTCAATGATCTTCTCAGCGGAATAGTCGCTCTCCATGGAGAGCTCCTCGAACAGACCGATCTGGGAGTTGATGGATTCCAGGGCCTCATCCTTTGCGTCCGCATAGGCCTGCTCCAGTTCAGCAATTGCCTTCTGCGTCTTTTCTGTGGCAAGCTGGTGTTCATCCTGGGCATCAGTAGCAGTCCCGGTGGATTTCTCAAACAAGCGGATGGCGTCTTCTGCTTCCTGAATTTCATCGTCATAGGATTCCATGACTGTAGTGGCAGAGGATATGGACTCGTTAAGTTCACCCTGCGTGATTCTATTTAGCTCCAGTTCATGCTCCAAACCCCTAACCGCCATGTCCGCGTCTAGGGCGCTGGCTGTTGCTTCGTCCATCCGTTTCCTTGCTGCATCTTCGACATCCTTGCCTTGGCCGAGAGATGCATAATACGCCTCCTCGGCGGCACGCAACTCAACGATTGCAGCTTCACTGGCCGCGACTGCATCCCCGTGGCGTTTTTCCAGCTCTTCCGCCTCATCCACAAGCAGGTTAAGCTTGGCCTGGTAGGTCACAAGCTCAGCCTGGGCCTTGCCCTGGGCCTCAAGCACATCCGAGAATTTATCCTGGAGGGCTTTTGCCGTGGCATTCTCCTTCCAAGCATCGATGTTGGCGCGGATAGCGGCAGTATCTTCAGTGACAAGGCCGGTCTGCTCATCGATGGTCAGGTTCAGGTCCGGGATCAGCTCGTTCAGCTGTTCCACTACCAAGGCATATTCCCGTTGGGATTCCGCGGTATCCAGGCCTGCCGCTTCCAGCTCCTCCAGGCGCCCTACATAGTACTGGGCGGCATAAGCTGCGCCGTCGACCTCGCTTTTCGTCTCCGCAAAGCGGGCCTCGGATTCAGCAACCGTTTCTTCCAGCTTCTCGACGGATTTGGAAAGGCTGTCGCCCGCATCCTGAGCGCTGGTCGCTGCCAGGGTAATCAGAGTCACGGCACCAGCGATCACGCCGGCTACAAGACCCCAGGGGCTTGCCATGGCAATCGTACCACTGGCCGCCACCGCATTGCCTGCGGTGGTAGCTGCCGTACCAATACCGAGGATACCGCTTGCCAAAGAGGCGAACTCCGTAACCTTCTGGGTGATCTTCATAGCCACAATGCCGGCAGTAATGGCAGCGATCGCCTTTACAATGCCAGGGCCATACTCGATCACGCCATCGGCGATGTCCTCCACGGTCTCACCGAATTTATCCCAGTCGGTATCCTCGATCAGCTCATAGGCTTCATCGGTGATCTTCTGGATAATAGGGGTCAGCTTCTTCAGGGCAGGCTTGCCGGCTTCTGCCTGAAGCTGGCGCATGGCCTCCGCTAGCTCGCCGGTGATATTCTCCCAGGAATCAGACTCCCGGGCTGCCTGTCCCAGGGCACCGGAAGCAGCGTTGCCGGCTTCCACCATAGCCAGGAGCACATCTACCTTCTGAGATTCGGACAGCTCCTGGAAGCTCTTGGCATAGAGCTCGTTGGCCTTGGTGTTCCGGGAGGTCTCCGTAGCGGCAATGCCCAGAGCAGCATCGTTAGCATAGTTACCCTTGATGAATGCCTGGATCTGCTCCGTGGCTTCCTCGATGGACTTATCGTAGTAGGCTGCGTTATCCGCAGCCGCCACCATGGCGCGGGATGCGACAGTCAAGGCTTCTGCCGAGCCAGACCCCGAGGTCTTGGCAAAGGCGTATATCTTGGTAAAGCTGCCCTGCATGCGGGTGGTGGCGATGTTCGTGTCGTTGGAGATGCCCTCCAGCGCATCCTCGGCTGAGGCCTGCATATCCCCGAAGGTCTGCTCCAGCTGGGAATTGGCTGCCTTGACCTCGGCGGCAGCTTCAATGGAATCTACCGCAAAGTCCTTGACCAAGCCGCCCAACTCCCGCAGGCCGTCCATAATCACATCGGAGATCACATTGGCAGAGAGGATATCGCCAAAGTCCAGGGCAGCCTTGCCGGCATCCTTGGATTCATCAGCAAACTCCTCCATTGCATCACCGGCACTGTCCAGACGGGTTTTGGTGTCCTTCAGCTCACCTTCCAGCTTGGCAACCGTTGCCTGGGTATCAAACAGCGCGCCCCGCAGCCGGGTGGCTTCAATGGATTCTTCGCCGAATTTGGCCGTTGCCTTTTTAACAGCATCCTCCAGCAGGGCCTGCTTTTTCTGCTGCTCGGCAATCTGCTTCTCCAGCTGCTTGGAGGTGGCCCGCAGCTTACCTTGCTCATCGCCCTGGGCATCAAAGGCGGCGGTAACCGCCCGGGTCTCTGCTTCCAGAGCTTTGTAGGTATCGTTTATTTTTTTGATGTCCTTGCGAAACTGCGCTTCGCCGTCAATGCCGATCTTCGGCCCGATATTATAAGACATAGGGTCACCTCAAATTCAGTGCTTCCATAAAACTCTTGGGGGTGCTGCCGGCTTTCGGCTCCGCACCGCTGGCGATGGCGTGACAGTCTATCATTTCCAGCATCTCACCGATGCGGGTATGAAGAATCTCGCCCTTTTGCATGCCCAGCAGCCGCCCCCAATACAAAAACCACGCAGAGCAGACTTTTACGCCTGCTCTGCGTTTTTTGCGTTTTTTGAGTACGATGCCTCAATATCCTGTGCCAGGGATTCATTGACCGCCGTAATAACGGCATCCCGGTATTTCCGTGTGGTGCCTACTGTCAGCAGGTGGCACAGGGCATCTGCATCCGGCACTTCTCTGCGCTCGGTCTTTTCTCCGTCAAAGCGGGCGTTGATCAGGCGATTCTCTTCGCCCTCCTGGATCAGCAGGCCCAGGAGCCACGCCGTATTGTACATGGCCCGGCCCAGCTCGAATTTCTCGCCGGCGTCCTTTCCGTCGAGGAATGCGCCGATATTGCTGATGCTGCCGCACTTCTCATTGACCTTATCCACGGCTGCCACAGTCAGGCAGAGGGGGAACTCCTTCCCCCTGATCTCTACCGTGACCATGATCAGGCCTCCTTGCCAACGCCCAGCATAGCTTCCAGGATCGCGATAGCCTCTGCCTCAGTGGTCTGCTCCTCGAACAGATACTTCCAGTCGCGGTTAGCACTGTCATCCCGGTGGATGTTAGCGGTAAGGGTCTGGGTCTGCCAGTCCTTCTGGTTCTCCCGGGTCTTGGCTTCCGTGCCATGCACGACAAACTTCGCCTTGGGCAGCACCATGGGCTGGTAGGTGATCTTGCCGCCGGACTGGAACTCGATCACATAGCCGATGCCCACATAGGGCGGCTTGGCATTGTCACCATACTTGATGACATTGACGGTCTTGCTTTCGCCATAGGTGAACGGCTCCGGCTCGGGCAGGCCGTAGATCATGCGTTCCGCATCGTCGTGGGGGGTGTCCGCGGTCAGGTCCACGGTGCCGTCGGAGAAGGTACCGCTCTCGGATTCAGCGGACTTATTGTCCGCGTAGAAGATGTTGTCATCTGCCGCGTTGACATTCAGCTTGACGTCAACACCGCGAGCCAACCGCCTGCCCTTGGTGTAGGTGATTGCTCCACCAGCATTGTTGTACAGGCCAACAATAGGGGA